CCCATCCCCACACCAAAAAGTAAAACGGCCATAACAAAAAAGTTGACAGCTTCCAGCGCAAAAAAGAGAATGCGCACAGGCGCTGATGCGACAGGACGGCAGTGGCATACCGCACACGGTCATGGGGAATGCAGCATCGGCGCCCACTTTCCAGCCAGGAGACAAAGTGCCCGCGCCAATCAAAGACCCGCCGTACGTGCCGCCAGCGGTGCTGCCCAAGACCGACAATCAGCGCATCAAAGAGTTGAAGCAGATGCTGATCGAAGGCAAGGGCCAGGAGGTCGTCCAGAAGGTCATCCAGATCGCGCTGGAAGATGGCCACCCCGGCCAGATGGCCGCCTTGAAGCTCTGTATGGAGCGAGCGCTGCCGGTCAGCATGTTCGAGAAGACCGCCGCGCAACGGGCGGCTGTGACGATCAACATCACCGGCATTGGTGGGCCCGACAGCCCGCCCCAAGCAGACATCATCGACGTGGAGATGAAAGATGGATGAGTACCTAGCCAGTCTGGGCTTGTCGCCCGGCGAGCTCAATAAAGTGCTGTACCACCGCGCCAACATGGCCAAGCCGGGTATGGACGCCGAAGGCAACCCCATCACCATCTACGCTACCGGTATCCAGATACCGTCAGGCAAGCTAAAAGGTCAGTTCGTGTCCGTCCCCGGCTTTGTTGGCGGAAAAGTAATCGACAGCGAAAACGAGCTCTGGAAAATCTGGAAGAAGGACATCGAGGCCGGCAAATGGCCGGTCTACCCCACGTCAGAAGCGCTAAATGCGCGCGACGCGTGGCTGCATCAGGTGATGGAGCGCGACATGCAGCTAATGCGTGCCAAGACGACGCCGGCCGAGCCGGTCTACTACAAAGACCCTTTTGGGCTGCCTGACTGATGGCGGATCTTAACTTTCAGCTCCTGCCTTGGCAAAAGACGGTCTTTGAGGACAAGACGCGCTTTAAGGTCGTCGCAGCCGGCCGTCGGTGCGGCAAATCGCGTCTGGCAGCCACTACCCTGCTGATTGAGGGGCTGCGCTGCCCTTCAGGGTCAGCGGTGCTGTACGTGGCGCCTACGAACGGCCAGGCACGGCAGATTATCTGGAACGTCCTGCTGGACTTGGGGCGCGAGGTGATCGCCAACAGTCACGTCAACAATCAGGACATCACGCTAATCAACGGCGCGACCATCTATGTGAGGGGCGCGGATAGGCCCGACACGCTGCGAGGCGTCTCGCTGACCTACGCTGTGCTCGATGAGGTGGCCGACATCAAGACAGAGGCTTGGGAGCAGGTCATCCGAGCCAGCTTGTCAGACAAAAAGGGCCGGGGGCTCTTCATTGGCACGCCCAAAGGGCGCAATTGGTTCTACGACATCTTCAGACTAGGCCAGTCTGGCGACGACGAGGACTGGAAAAGCTGGCACTTCACGACCAAGGACAACCCGCTCATCGACCCCAAAGAGATAGAATCGGCCAAAAAGACCCTAAGTACCTTTGCGTTCAAGCAGGAGTACATGGCCAGCTTCGACAACGCGGGCTCGGACGTCTTCAAGGAAGACTGGATCAAGTATGGCGAAGAGCCCGACTACGGCAGCTACTTCGTGGCGGTCGACTTGGCAGGATTCGAGGAAGTTGCCAAACAAGCAGCAAACTCCAAGAAACGGCTGGACGAGACGGCCATTGCGATCGTAAAAGTGACTGACGAGGGGCAGTGGTTCGTCAAAGAGATCCAACACGGGCGCTGGGACATCCGCGAGACGGCAGCGAAGATTCTGATCGCTATGCGCGACTACCGGCCCTTGTCGGTGGGGATCGAGCGCGGATCGCTCAAAAACGCGGTTTTGCCTTATCTTAGTGACTTGATGAGGAAGAATAATGTATATTCCCACATCATCGACCTGACGCACGGCAACCGTAAGAAAGCGGACAGGATCATCTGGAGCCTTCAGGGACGCTTTGAGCACGGCCGGATCATCCTAAACAGAGACGAAGACTGGACGGAGTTTTTAGACCAGTTGCTCATGTTCCCCGCCATAGGCGTGCATGATGACTTGCCCGACGCGCTCTCGTACATCGACCAGCTGGCCGTGACTAGCTACTTCGAGGACGATGCCAGCGACGATTGGGAGCCCATAGACATCATCGCGGGATTCTAAATGGATCAGAACGAATTCGATCAACCCACAGAAGCCGACAAGGAATTGACGGCTTTTGTCGTTGACCACTGCAATCGCTGGCGCGACTGGCGCGACACCAACTATCTATCGCTCTGGGAAGAGTACGAGCGCATCTTCAGGGGCGAATGGGCTTCGGAAGACAAGACGCGCGAATCGGAGCGCTCACGAATAGTCACTCCAGCAGCACAGCAAGCCGTCGAGACTCGCCACGCGGAGATCATGGAAGCGATCTTCGGCTCTGGCGAGTTTTTTGACATTGAAGACGACCTGCAAGACGTCAACGGTCAGACGATCGACATCGAAGCGCTACGCGCTCAGTTGTCTGAAGACTTTAAGAAAGACAAGATCAAAAAGTCGATCGACCAGATCGAGCTCTTAGCTGAAATATACGGCACAGGCATTGGCGAGATCGTCGTTGGCATGGAAACCGAGTACATACCGGCGACGCAACCAATACCAGGTCAGATGGGACAAGCGGCTATCGGTGTGATCGAGAAGCCGCGTGTGGCGGTCAAGCTGGTGCCCGTCAACCCTAAGAACTTCCTGTTCGACCCCAACGGCACGACGGTGGACGACTGCATGGGTGTGGCCATTGAGAAGTACGTCTCCATCCACAAGGTCGTGCGCAACATCGAGCGGGGTATCTACCGCAAGGTCAACATCGTACCGACCTACGAGGACTCGCAGCTAGAGCCTACGCAAGAGGTACAGAACTATCAAGACGAGAAGGTCAAGCTGCTGACCTACTATGGTCTGGTGCCGCGCGAATACCTAACCAAGCTCGAAGAGATGGAAGAAGGCGGCAAGATTGAAGAGCTCTTCCCTGAAGACTCTGCTGCTGAAGACTATCAGGACATGGTCGAGGCCATCGTCGTGGTGGGCAACGATGGCATGCTGCTAAAAGCAGAAGCCAATCCGTACATGATGAAGGACCGTCCGGTCTTGACGTACCAAGACGACACGGTGCCGAATCGTCTGTTGGGCAGGGGTACGATTGAAAAAGCGTACAACATGCAAAAGGCGATCGATGCGCAGGTACGCAGTCATTTGGATAGCCTGGCATTGACAACCTCGCCGATGATGGGCATGGACGCCACTCGTTTGCCACGCGGGGCGAAATTCGAGGTCAAGCCGGGCAAGGCGCTGCTGACTAACGGCAACCCGCAGGAGATTTTGTATCCGTTCAAGTTTGGCCAGACAGGTCAAGAGAACATCACCACTGCCCAGACGTTCGAGCGCATGCTGCTGCAAGCCACTGGCACGATGGACAGCAACGGCATGGTCAGCCAAGTCAGCCGCGACGGCAACGGTGCTGCGATGTCAATGGCGGTGGCCACCATCATTAAGAAGTACAAGCGCA